CGCAACGCCGCCGGCGACGCTGGTCATGAGCTCGAAGGCGGCGCTCGGCGAGAGCGTGCCATCCGTCGCCACCACCGCGAAGGACAGGGTCGCGATGCCCGACCCGACGTCGGCCGAGGTGACCGCCTTCCAGTCTATGCCGGCGCCGATCGGGCCGATCTTCGCGACGACGTTGGTTTCGAGCGTCGCCACCGACTTCTGGTTTTCGATCGAGACGTCCATGGTCTCGACAATCGCCGCCTGCTGGGCAGCGCTCTGGACGGCAATGCCGCGGACGGCCGACTGCCTGGTGGCGATCGAGCCGGCGACGAGCTCGGAGATGTCGCCGAACAGCGCATCATGCTCATCGAGCTTGCCCTGGATGTCGTCCAGCAACGGCCCAATGCGGTTCTGGATGTCCTGGACGAAGTTGCTGGCGGCGATCGTCGCGGCGGCGATATCGGAGCCTGTGAGCAGCACCTTGGGCGTTCGGAAATCCAGCCAGTCGCACCAATCGCTCGGCCGGTTGGACGCGGGGTAATAGATTTCGCGGCCCTGGTAGTGCTGGTCCGGTATCATGACAGCCGAGGAGACGATTGCCGTCCCATCGCTGACATTGTCGGTGCTGGTCGAAACGATGGTGTTGCCGGCATCGTCGCGGATCTGCATGCCGACCGCGCGCACGTCGTCGACGGTGCCGTCCCACACGAACTGCGCGCCGAATCGGCGGGCGGTCCCGGCGTTGTCGTTGATCGACACGCCGAGGATCGCGGGCGCCTCGACGATCTGCGACGGCACCGGCTTCGAGGTCAGGAAGCCCAGGGACGACGGCTGCTCGTCCGTGCCGGGGTTCCAGTCGAAGGAGGCGGGGTTTGTCTCGAGGAGCTGGACTGGTGTCAGGTAAGTCGGTTGATCGTCGACCTGCAGGATAAGGAAATCCTTGTCGTTGTAGCCTTCGCTGGTCGAAGTCCAGGACACCATGTCGAGCGGCTCGAGCTCGGACGCTTCGGGCGGCAATACCAGGCTCGGCCGCCTGAAGTCCCGGCCGTTGACCACGGAGCCCTTGAGGAGACGCTGGACATGCGTGCCGGAGAACGCCGCATCGAACTGCAGATCGGGCGCCATGCGCTGGCCGCCATCCTGCGCCGCCAGCTCCGCGTCGATGTAGGCCGGCGCATCCTTCGATGCCCACGCCTGCGACCGCTCCGGATACGAGCCCTGGGCGGCGTTATAGGTGTCGTCAGCCGCCGGGAACGGATCGATGCCGCGCGCCTGGGTGATAACCACGTTGGCGTCTGTGAAGCTGTAGACCGGCGCGACCGGCAGGCCGACCAGCGGCTTATAGATGCCGCCGATTTCGGCGAGGCGGCCGGCGCAAGCCTTGAGCAGCGTCGCAATGACGTCGGCGGCCTGCGAGCTCACCCGAATCTCGAGTCCGCCGGCGAACTGCGGCTCGGTCCCGCCGGCCTCGAGCGCGATCGCCAGATTGCATTCGTTGATCGCGGCGATCCAGGCCGATGCCGGCAACTGGTAGAGCGTCGAATCCTGCAGGCCGAAGACCCACTCATCGCCCCAAAAGATGCCTTTAAGGACGTTGTAAATCTGGACGATGAGGTTGTTCGACGGCGCCCATGTCGAGGAATCGCCGGCTCGCTGGGAGCCGCTGCCGCCAGCGGTCGAATCCTTCGAGAGGTCGTAGAGGTCTATGCCGGTGGTTTCCCAGATGAACTTCGGCACGCCCCCGGAATAGAGGGTATCGTTGACCCGCATCGTCACCGTGACGATCGAGCGGCCGCGGCCGACCATGTCGGCGCTATAGGGCCTATCGGCGTCGTCGCCGAATTTACCGGTGAGATAGGCGCTGGCGGCCGTCTGCGCGCCGGACCGATAGTCCAGCCACATATAGTCGACGCCGCCGGAGCGGTATTCCGGCACGGGCCAGCCCTGGACGGTCGGCCGAGCGCCCGACATGTCGGGGATCGTGATGCACTGATCGCCGGCCCAGGCGCCGGCGAGCTCGCGCATCGGCAGATCCGCGATGATGATCTCCTGGACGTAATAGGCGTTCGGCGTGCCGCCGGCGCTCCCCCAGGAGCCGTGGTAATTCAGGCTGCCGGCGGTCGGGTGATAGCCGACGACGAAGGCCTGCGGATCGATGCCGGACTGGCCGAGCTGCAGGTCGACGCCCTGCGTCGTCGACGTCGTCGCCGGCTTGTTAGTGAAACCCTGGATCAGCGATTCGATGCCGCTGGCGACGAAGCCCAGGCCGATCTCAAGCACGGTCGCGCCGAGGGGTGTGGCTGCGAGCGCGGCGACCGCACCGATGATCGGAGCCGCCTCCGCCTCGGCCGGCTGGCCGGCGAGCGTCGTGGCGAGCAAAAGGGCGGCGGCGAGCCGTCTAAGCTTCATCGCCGACCCTCCATGCCCTGACCATGTGCCGGCGATCGATCGTGTGCATCCCGGTTTCGCCGACCGTGAGGACGCGTTCGCCGATCACTACGCCGAGGCCGTAGCCGAGCGGCGACGGATGGGCGAAGGCGCCGACGTCGCCGGCGCGCGCCATCGAGGGCGCCGGCCGGCCATCGGCATCCAGCCACTCCGGCAGGCGCGAGGAGACGAGCTCACCGAGATCGGCAAAGCCCCAGTCGGCGATGGTGGCGGCCGCCGCGGCCTCGTCGTCGAAGCCGCGGAGATAGTCGCCAGCCAGGTCGCGGCCGAGCAGCGCTGCCACATGGCCCGCAACCAGGAAGCCGCAATGGGCGTCGTTCCAGTCGAACGGCCGCCGCTTCGCCTGGTCATGAAAGGCCTTCATGCGGCCGCGCCAGCCCGGTTCGCGCCTCATGACGATTTCCCCCAGGGCACCGACCACTGGCCGGCAACGCCGGCATACCGGGAGTGGCGATCGCCGCTGCGCCGCTGCTGGGTCGCATCGCTCCGCTTGGCGGGATTGACCAGGGTGAGGCCGACCGCGGTCGAGATGCAGTTGATGGTCAGGCTGCCGGACTGTCCCCTCGTGCCGGCCTGCTTCGGCGCCGTATCAACGCGGCCCCGGAACCGGCAACGCGGCGGCGCGACCGGCAGGCGGGTTGTCGTGTCGAGCGGCACACGGTGGATTTCCACCTTGGCGAGCTTAAGCTGGTATTCGCCCCAGAGCTGCTGCACGAGGGGATGCGCCATCGAGAGCACGAAGGACGCGGTCCGCACGGTGATGTCTGCGGTCAAGGTGATCTTGCCGACGCTCACCAGGGCTCCATCGGCCTGATAGGTCCGTGCGACGACGATGCCGTCGCTGCCGCCGACCACCTCGAGCGTGACCGGCAACCGTTCATTCCAGAAGCCGAACGTGCCGGTGCTGCCGTCCGAAAGCTTGGTCGCTGTGATCCACACCAGCTGGCGGGGGACAATGCCATCGCGCGGTGCGGCCTGCAGGGCGGCAATGATGGCGGGATCGGAATCGCGCATCAGAGCCTCTCGATCGCCTGGAAGGCCGGCCCGGTGGCCTTCGTACCGGTATAGGTGATCGTCAGGTCCTGGCCGGGAACGAACATCATCTTCGCCGCCGGCCGGATGAAATTGACCTGGGCGGTAGGCAGGATGCCCGGCCAGATCGCGCTGCGGACGGCGAGCTCGACGGTTTGACCGGCGGCGCTTGCCGCCGCCGCCTCGGCGAGCTCGAGATAGGCATGCCGCAACGGATCGGCGCCGAAGTCGAGATCGAAGCGGTCCCCGACATTGAGCTGGAAATAGGCCGGCAGGCCGGAAAAGCTCATCGAGCTGTTGTCGTCGCCGATAGAGTGGATCAGCACCGTCGCCCCGGCGAGCAGCGAGCCGTCGGGATCTGCAGCCGGATACTCGGCGACGGGATCGACCAGGTAGAAGGTCAGCGGCGGCGGCAGCGAGTTGATGACGGCGCCGAGCCTGCGGGCATCCGCGCGGCTGGTGAGCGCGTCGATCTGGATATCGGCGATCCAGAGCGGTGATGCGAGGTCCTGGACGAGGAAATCGCCCGAGGCCTGGCCATCGACCTGTTGATAGAGCTGCGGACGGAACTTCACCGAGCCGACCGGCAGCAGGTCCGAAAAGTCGGCGAGCGCGCGAGGGTTCGAGAGGGTCAACGGCGCCTCGGATGTTTGTTCGCGGCAGCGTGGGCGGCGGGAAACTGCTGCCAGATCTGCGCGTCGCGCTGATCCAGCGCCGCCTGGACGTCGGCCATGGTGACGCCAGAGCCGGTGATCACGATGGACGTGGACGGCGCGAAGGACATGCCGCTCGAGCCGGCGCTGGCCGCCATCTCCATCGACACATCGTGGGGGATGATCTGGGTGCCGTCCGGCAGGTTGAGGATTTCGCCCCCGGCCTCGTTGACGCTGGTCGGACCGCCCCGCCAGTAATTCGTGCCGGATGCGTTGTGGCCGAGGCCGGCCCAGGCGAGGCCCGCGCCGGGCGCTAGGGCCGACGTGTTGCCTCCGCCAAAGAGCCCGAGGGCACCGTTGATCAGGCTCGACAGCCAGCCGCCGCTCGACGACGATCCCGAGCTCGTGCCACCGAACATGCTCGATACCAGGTTGTCGATGCCGGATTTGAAGAAGGCGTTGGCGATGTCCTGGAACGCCGTGGCGGCGGCGTCGGCCAGTGAGGCGAACAGGCCCTTGCCGGCTTCCAGGTCCTGGTCAAGCACCGAGAACGCGTCGTTCGCCACGTCCTCGATCTGCTCTTTGAGCCTCTGCTGCGCCTCGGCCGCTTCCTTGCTTTCGGCCGCCTCCGCCTTCTGCGCCTCGGCGAGCTCGTAATTCTTGTCGGCGAGCGCAATGATGCTGGCCGCGGCCTTGTCGTTCGTGGTGATGCCGGCTTCGGCCAAGGCCTTTTGCTCGGCCTGCTGCTCGCCGCTCTCGCTATAGGCGTCGATCTCGCGCTGCAGGCTAGCCGTGACGCGGTCGATCGAGCTTTCCGTCTTACTCTGGCTGCTGTCGGCCGCCTTCTGGTCGAGGACGTGCTCGGCCTGGGCGAGCATGTTCTGGAGGTTCTGCGCGTCCTGCGGCGAGGTGGCGCCGGCGACGCCTGTCTTGACCAGCTGCTCGAGCTTGGCCTTCTCTGACACTCCGCTGTCGATGACCGACTTCAGCGCGTCGTAGGCCTTTTGCGTATCGCCGCCGAGCTGGGAGAAGTCGCCGCCAATGACCAGGCCACCCTGCGCGCGGGCCGCATCGAGCATGGTGGCGAAGGCCTGCGCCTGGGTGGTGGCGTCGGCGATCTGCGTGGCGAGATTGTAGAACTCGGTAATGAGGTCCTGGACGCGCGTCGGTAGGTCGGACCGCATCGACAAGCCGGCGAGATCGTCCTTGAGCTTGGACGCGGACTCGGTGCCGTCGTTGAGGCCATCTACGATGGCCCTGATTTGGGCCGCAGTGGCCGCATCGAGGCCGCCGAGCGCGCCGGAGCCACCTTGGCCGACCGGCGCCGATGCCAGCTGGTAAAAATCGTTGAACGACTGCTTGAGGCTGGCAATTTCATTCTTCGCCGCGTCGATCTGCTGCGATGTCTGCAGCACGATCTCATTCGGCGTCAGTTCCTTGCCCTGGTCCAACGCGGCCTTGAGCGCCGTGCCGAGGGCCGGATAGGCGGCCGTGAGTTCGTCGATGAGCTGCTTTTGCGCCTTAAGGGCGGCTTCCGCTGCCTGTTCGCCGCCACCAGAAAACGCACTCCAGAGAGCGCTCGCGGCGACCACGGCACCGGCCAGCCCGAGTGCGATTAGGTTCTCGCCGCTCAACAGCGGCGCCAATGCATCGCCGACGCTCCTGAACGAGCCGACCAGACCGCCTTCGCCGGCAGCCGCATAGGACAGGTGGCCGAGCTGCATGGTGAGTGCCTGGGCGGGCGAGACGCCGAGAGCAAGCTGCTCGACCATGCTGCGCACCGCGTGCTGTGCCGCCATCGCCTCGCCCGAGACGTGACCGGAGGCGGCCGCGTGGCCTTCGAGCGCGACGCTCGAGCCATCGAGAGCCGCGATGCTGGCCTCGTATGCGGCGGTCTCGGTGGCAATTGCCGCGGCCGTCTCGTCGGCATCGATGGCGCCGACTTTCGAGGCCGCGTCGATCTCGGCGAGGGCGGCGACGTGCTTCTGCTCGATGGCGAAGAGCGGATTGAACTTCGCCCGAAGCGCATCCAGCTGAGCCCCGAAGGCGGCGATGTCCTCTTCGGTCTGCCCGAGTGCCGCGCCGCCGCCGAGACCGAACATGCCATCGATCTGGCTCTGCAGGCCCGGCGCGGACCTCGCCGAGGCGGCCGCCTCGGTGATACGGTCGATATCGCCGATCACCTCGTTGGACGCGGCCGTGGCGCTCGCGGCGTCCGCCACGAATTTCATGCTGACGACGAAGGGAGCGGCCATCAGCTCACCTCCGCCCAGGCTTCGATCGCGAACTGCTCGAGCTGGCGGATCTGCGCGAACACCACGCCGCGCTTATCCCGGATGCGCAGCATACGCATGGTGGCCTCGACCGCTGTGTAGTCGAGCCCGGTCCGGACGAGGCGAGCCCTGCTGAAGGTGCTCAGCGCCGCGACGCGCCACTGGCCGGCGCAGGCCATGAAGAGCCGAACGGCTTCGGCATGGATGTTCCAGACGTCGACCACGTCGTCCTCTTCGATAGCCGCCGCCGGCACATGGACGCCCAGCTCGGCAAACTGTGCCGCGATCGCCACCGTCACCCGCTGCGGCTCTTCGGGGTCTGCCCTTCCGGATCGCGCATAGACCCAGGCGCGCGCGATCCGCCTCAGTTTCCCGAGGCGGGGCTTTTGCTCAGCGAATCGATGAAGGCGCGATAGATCGCCGGCGCGAACCAAGGGTTGCGCATCGCCTCCTCCAGGCTTTCTTCGGTGAAGGGCAGCGGCGAGCCATTCTCGCCGACGACGTCGCGCCCCCAGCCCACGAGCACCTCATGAACGGTGTTCGCCACGACGTCGGAAGCTACGCCGGCACTCCCGGCGTCCTGCAGAAGCTCGCGGACGCGCTCGCGCGGGAGCGCTTTGAAGCGGGCGGAGAACTCGAAGGCTTCGAGCTTACCGGCCTCCTCGGGTTTGTCGCCGACCGGCATGGAGAGCCGGACTTTCCACCAGTAGTAGTGCTCGGGCGTCACTCGAAACTGCATTAAAGGGCTCCTTTAAACGGGCGGAGGGCCGCGCTGCCGGTGCAGCCCCATCTCCCACTTCGCGCTCAATGCCAGCAGCCGCGGCTCTCGGGGGTATTCAGGTAAAGGTGAGCGTCAGCTCGTCATTGCCGTCGACCGGCATGAAGTTGAGCGGCAGCGAGTAGTTCGCGACGCCGCCGCTATCGCCGTGGGTCAGCCGGCCCACGCGTACGCCGGCGGCAGCCAGGGCGAAGGTGTTGCCGGCAACGAGGCCATGCGTGACCGCCAGCGTCAGGGCCGCTTCGTCGATCGCCGTCTGGCGCCAATCCTTCACCGCCTTGAGGTTCTGGTCGATCACCAGCGTGCCGGTCATGCTGCGGTCGGTCACCTCGATCGCCTCGTAGTTCACGAGGAAGCGCGGCGTGACCGTCTGCCCGTCGTCGATGTTGAGCGACGTCATGGGCGCTTCGACGCCAGCAAAGGAGAACTGCGTCGCGGCCTTCGACACGATCAGCGGTTCGTTCCAGGCCGAATAGTCCGCGGCGGGAAGCGCCGTGTCGGTGAACGTCCCCATCATGCCCGACAGCGTGAAATGCAGGATCGGTTTCTTCTGGGCACTGACGTCGATAGTCTTTTTGCCCCGGCCGCCGAGCATCACGTACTTGGTGCCGTCGAGGAAGTAATAGAGCGAGGCGGCATCGAAGCTGCTCGAAACCGGCTCGTACTCGACCGAGGTGGTCTCGACGACGGTCTCCGACATGGCCGTGGCACGCAGCAGGCCGCCATAGGGCGGCGGAGTGCCGGCGGTGCCGCTGCCGCCCATTTCGACGTCGAACTCGATCAGCTGATAATTGCCGGTGAGCGACACGCCCTGGTTGCCGAGATAGGGCGTCACCAGGTTGCGCTGCACATCGGTGCCGGCGATCGGTGTGAACTTCACGTTGGCCAGCTGGATGGCGTCGGCCACGGCCGGCGCGGCATCGGTGCCATAGGTCACTTCGCGCTTGGCGAGCACCGCCAGGTTGCGGATCAGCATCGACATTGGGTCAGGCCTCCTCGGGCTTCGGCGGCGCGGCATCTGCCTCGGCCGGCTTCGGCCGACCGATGGGCGCGGGCGTGGTCGGCTCCTCGAGGAGCGTGAGCTCGCCGGTATGACGGTCGCGGGACCAGCGGCCGCCGCCGCTCGGCCGGGTCTTTTTCGGATGCGCGGCTTTGCGGGCCATCAAATGCTCTCCCTGGTATAGGTCGGCGCGGAATAGGTGTCCTCGAACCACACGGCCGAGGGCGAGAAGCTGATTTCACCGGCGACGTGGGTGATCGGCTGCTGCATGTCCGAGGGCACGAAGCCGATGAGCTGGCCGCGCACCCACGACTTGATCGACTCGAGATCGGTCGAGGCGGCATCGCCGCGCGGATCGGCCATGTTCCTCACCGCGATCGCCACCGTGATGTCGCGCTCGGTGAGCTGCAGGATCGGCCCCGTCGCGCGGGTGTTCTCGCCACTGGCTTCCTTGGCGGTGAGCACGTAGGCGGCCGGCGTCGTCGTAGGGGCGTCCTTCACCGCGTTGAGCTCGGCCGCACCCTCGACCAGGCGGAAAGGGGTGCCGGCGGCACGTAGGCGCGTCTTGATCTCGGCGATGGTGCTCACTGGCCGGCCTCCCGGCGCAGGTAGTCGGCCGCGATCTCGCTGATGCGTTGCTGGTCGACCGAGGAGAGGCCGAGGTAAGGGCGCGCGGGGATGGTGATCCGGTGCGCGCCGATCCGGACGGATTGCGATTCTGCGCCGTTGGTGCCGACGCGGGCAAAGCGCGACCGCACACCGCCCTTCCGCTTGACCCGCTTCAGGGTCACGGTGCCCTGGCGCTCGGGCATGTCGATCGTGCCGCCGAGCTGCTGGATGCGCCCGTAGACGACGTTCGTGCCCCACTCGACGCTATCGTCGGCGGCTTCATAGGTGATCGACTGGTAGAGGCGGCCGCTGAGCCGCAGGATGTGTTCATAGCCGCGCCGGCCCTTGCGACCGATGCGCTTGTTGGCGGTGCGCGGCGACAGGCGTGGCCACGCGCTGCCATCGGGCGCGGTCTCCGTCTCGAACCGCCGCTGCGTCGAGAACACGAAATAGCCGCCCAGTGCATCCATCAGCCCGCGCGGCCGCTCGACCGCGCGGAGGATGCTCTCGATCCCGGCGCGGGCCTCGGCCGCATCGACAATAATGCCAATGCCGGCCATCAAAACCGCCTCAGGCTGTCGCGGGTGAACACCCGGCAGGATGCCGAATATTCGACCTGGCCACCGCCGGCCGGGGCCTCGGTTTCGCCGCCGGCGGCGAGCACGACGGTGCCCTCCGCCACGTCGGCGAGCCAGTCGAGCGCATCGCGATAGGCCGCCTCGACCGGCGTGCCCTTCGCGGCGCTGTCACCCGTGAGGAAATACCGCGCGAGATCCGCGGCGAACTTCGTCAGCACCGGCGGGGTGTCCGCGAGCGGCAGTGTATAGCGCTTGGCGAGATAGGTATCGATTAGGGCGCCGGCGTCCCCGATCGCGCGGTCGACAACCGTTTCATCGATCGTCGTCGCCGGTATGTTGGTGCGGTCGGTGAGCTGGACGAGCAGCTCATTGCCGAAGCGGTCGATCAGGTCTTGCAGGACGCAATAGGTCACGGGAAAGCCCGGCAGAAGAGCTGGAGGGCCGCGCCAAGATCGACGGCCGCCCAGGCGAGGACGAAAAGGATGAGGATGCGCATCGGCCGGGCTATTCGCCGGCCGGTGCGATCCGCGTGCCGCCGGCGACGAGCCCGCGCGCGGCGAGCCGGCTGTAGTCGGCAGCCGAAAGCTCGAGATCGGAGCTGCCGCGGCGATGGAGCTTGCCGCCGGCGCGGATATTGCCGCGCGCCGACACATTCACCCAGGCGATGACATAGGGCTTACCGATCCCGATCGGGCGCGTCGGCGATTCCGCAGAGGCAACAGAGAGCGGGATGGGATGCTCCTCGAGCACGGCGAGCCGGCGCTCATGATCATCCATGCGTCCGGAGTCGGCCCCGGCCAGCCCCGCCAGCTTCTCCAGCGCGGCCTTCACGTCCGCGAGACCGTCATCCCAAAATGCCAGCACCGCCACTTCGGCCTCATGCGCCTTAGCCTCGGCCGCCTCCAGCGCGGCCTGGGCCGTGGCCTTGTCGCCCTCCACCGCCGCCGCGAGGGCGCGGCCAGCGTCGACGACGGCTACACCGGCGGCGACGAGTGCTGCGAGCGCCGCGGCGCGGGGATCACTGATCGGAACATCACCCTTGGGGGTCTTGGACATCTGGTCTTCCTCGTGAACTTTTCGGCTCTTGCGGCAGGCGTCGAAAACGCCTCTCGGAAGAGCCGCCGGCGGGGCCATGCCGCCGGCGACAGGGGCGCGACCGTCCCGCGTGGAACTATTCGACGGCATCTTCGATGAGGTAGCCGACGTCCTGGGCGGCGACGAACTCCTTGACGCGCTCGCCGACGCGGAGCCGCTGGCCACCCTGCAGGCCGATGTCGCGATCGACGATGGAGCCGGCAATGCGCGTGCCGAGCTCGGCCGTGAAGCCGAAGGTGATGACGCTGTCGTCCGCTGCCTGTTTCGCCGGATCGACATAGAGGCAGGCGATCGTCTTGCCCCAGACGCGCGCCAGGTTGACGGCCTGACCCTTCTTGGCGGTATTGAGCCAGGCGGTGCCGATCGCCAGGTTGCTGACCGGGATTTCGAAGAGGTCGGCGAACTGCTGGCGTGAAATGGCGCCTTCCTGGGTGAGGCCGCCCTTGACCGCCTCGATCAGCTTGGGGTGACGCTTGATGACGTTCCAGACCGGAAAGCCCATCGCGATCGTGTTCGCGCGGTAGACCAGCGTGCCGTTAAGCGCCGCGTCGATTACGCCATAGGGGTCAGAATTAGTGTAGTCCGAAAGCTGATCCGTGCCGGCGAGCGTGACCTTCTTGTCGTCCGAATAGTTGTTCGGGTCCTGGACAATGGCCGCCGCGCGGACCTCGCGGTCGAGGGCAATGAGATTGGTCAGGCCGGCCGTGGCGAGCTGGACCGGATCGATCCGGGAGAGCCCGGCATTCCGCGCCGCCTCGGCGGCGTCGATATCGGACTGCGGAATTTCGTCGTCGAGACCGTAGTCCTCGATCGACGCCGTCTGGACAGAGCCGGAGAACTCGACGGTGTTCGGCCGCCCCTTCCGACCCACCTTCGTGTCGGGATAGGTGAAGGCCTGCCCGATCGGGAACTCGGTCCAGGAGAACTTCTCCTGCACGACCGGGATGGGCGGCAGGACGATGGAGTTGATCAGCCCGGCCGCGGGGTTGGAATAGGCGATTGCGATCGCGGTGAGGACCGGGTCGACGGGAAAGGGACGATTGGGCGCCATTGGCGAGGTTTCCTGCTGATTGAAGGGGCTTAGGCCGAAGGCTTGGTCAGGAAGCCGGGTGCGATCGTGTAGCGGAACACGTCGCCGGCGACGGCAGCCTGGTTGGCAAAGCCCGCGATCCTGACTGAAGCGCTCGACGTCACGACCGCCTTGACGGCCTTACCGTTCGCATCGGAGGTGAGCGGGTCACCGAAGGCGATGTTGCCGCCCGCCGTGACTTCACCTTCGCCGGCCATGATCACGTCGAGCATTTCGCTCGCGTCGCAGCCCATCTCACCGGACGAGCCGATGATGGGGTCGGTCGCGGCACCGGCGAGCTGAACCGTCTCGGCCGCAGCCGAAGCCTTGACGAAGAGGAACGGAGCGATCGCGGCCGCAGTGGCGAGAAAGCTCTTGGCGTAAAGGCGGATCATCGAAACCTCACTTCTTCTGGCTGCGGACGAAGGCGACCGCCTCGACCGTCGAGACGTTGATGCCCTTGGCGCCCTGCTCGGACTGGTAGGCCCTGGCGGCGGCCGCGATGGCAGCCGGATCGCCGTCGTTGCTGCCACCCTCATGTCGCCGATCGCCGAGCTGCTCGCCGACCAGGATAGGCGCCGACGCGACGAAGGCCTGGAAGTCGGCGAGATCGGCGCGGGCGCGCTTGGTCGCCCAATCCTTCTGGCCCGGCGTGATTTTGCCGGCCGTGATGGCGGCGGTGACGGCTTCGTCGGCGTCGCGGGTTTCAATCGACGTCTTGAGCGTCGTGAAATCCTTGCTGAGCTTGTCGAAGCTGGCCTTCGGCACCATGTCCGCGCCCGAGCTCGAGGCCGCGATCGCCGCGGTGACCGCGTCGGTTGTCGCATCAGCCTCGAGGCCCGCGGCCTTGGCGATCTTGCCGCGACCATCGACAAGCGCCGTCACGGCCGCCGTCACGTCGTCGACCGAGGCCTCCGGCTTGAGGCCGGCTGCCTTGGCGATTTTCGCCGCGCCGGCAGTGCTGGCCGCGATGGCGGCCAGGATGGCGTCTTCGCTGGCGCCCTCGGCGAGGCCGAGCGCGATGGCGATTTTCTTCATGGTGTCTTCCTCTTCGGAGGGGTTAAGCTGCTGGGAGGCGGCGACCGCCAGATCGAGCGCCGGCCGGTTGACCAGAGCAGCGTTGTCGATGCGGGTGACGCGCTGCGGTGTGGATTTCGTGTCGGCGAAGAAGTAGGGCGAGATGTAGCGGTACTCGCCGGCCTTGATCGCGGCGGCGGCTGAAGCCGTCCAGGCGATGCGGCCGTAGATGCCGTCGTCGCGAACTTCGAGCTGCTTGATCCAGCCGGCGGCCGGCGCCTGGCCGCCGACGCCAGGGACCGCGCCGAAAACGCTCTGGTGATCGTAATCGACCATGAGGTCGGTTGCGCCGGCATAGGCCTTGGACGCGTCGACGATCTTCTGCATGCCGGCACGATCACCACTGGTGAACGGCCCACGGCCCTCGCGCGTCTCGAAGGTGCCGGCGGGCATCAGCTTGACCCAGACGTCGCTCTGCTCCCCCTCGGGGAGAGCGGCAGCGGCGACGGGACCGATCAGCAGTGGATTGACGAAGCGCGGCATGCCGGGCAAGGTGACCTAGCCGGCGGGGCCAAACACCCCTGACACCTGTCAGGGGTACATCTTCAGCGCCTCAGCTGAAGGTGCCACCCTTTCGAGCGGCGGCGACATGGCCGCCAAGGCCCCTCAGGCGCTTCAATTCCGATTTAAATAAAGTTCGGGGTCATTCGGTGCCGGAACCGCCTCACGGCCGTCCTGGGGCTTCCCTGCGGGTCGACTTAGCCGCTCCCTTTCCGGGTCACCTCTGAGACGAGCGTGTTGGCGGGCGACGGCACCAGGAGCGATGCGAGGTCTTCGGCCGGATATAGCCATTGCGACCAGCGACCACGCGGGAGAATGACGATCTGCCGGTTATGGATCGGCGCCACGTCGGGTCCAGGTTCGACCGTGAGCATGGCGAACCGGTCGCCGTCCCTCGAGGGGCGCCAGATCCCGGCGATCGCCATCAACTTGCCGTCCGCGGCCGTGAACCGGTGTTTGGTCTTGGGATAGGTGCTGCCGGTGAACTCGAAGAAGGCCGACGCGAGGATGAGGCATCGGTCGCTCTTGCCGAAGTTGCGTCCCTCTGACCGGAAGTTGAAGACCGGCGCGCCACGCGGTCCCTCGAGCCCGAAGCGCATCGACACTATGCCGGCCGCATTGCCGGCCGTGCGGAGTACGGGCCCGAAATCACCGATGCGGATACTGGGCAGGTTCGGGAGCGCGTCGGGCTCGATGGTGACGGCGAGCGATTCCCGCGCCATCATCTCCTCGTACTCCTGCCAGAGCGTCCGGAACTCGTACTCGTTGCACATGGCAAGCTCTCCCCGCCACTCCAGCATATCGCCGATCCATGAACATTGACCATGCGGCAGGTGCGCGGCCACGGTTGCCCTGGCAACGTGTCGGCGAACGGAGCTTTCGCGCTTACCCTGATGGCGCGGACCATCCTGAGCGGGAGGCGACGGTTCGGTATGTAGGCCGTGCCCTCCACGAGCCGAATTTGGCGCCGGAATGGACTTGGTCGGTGAAGTGGCCGGAACGCTTTTCCGCCGGCGGCCGGGCTTATAGTCGGCAGGAGGGCGCCGACCGGGCCACGGCGGCCTGGTGGCAGGAGGTCAGGGCGGCCGAAGAGCGCGAGCAGCGCGAAGCGCCGATCGCCCGCTTCATGGCGCACCTGATCGCCACGGGCGAGTACGACCTGGGGCAGCTCGACATTCGCAGCATGGCCTATGCCGATCTCATGACGATCATGGACGAGGTGACGCGGCGGCAGCGCGGCAACACCGTTTATCCGAGGACTGAATTCGTCGACCAGTTCGCCAGGCTGGCGGCCGAGCTCTCCGCCGAATTCTACCGGCGCCGGCAGCAGGACTTGAGTGAATGACGACCGAGCGCTTATCTTTGATCTAGCGCAAGGCAGCGCCGGTACGTGCGGTGCAGTGGACTGTGGATGCAACGCGTCCTCAAAGAACTTCTGGAACAATGCCAGGCCGCCCTCGACGGCGGCTCGGATTTTCCCACGATCTGGGACAATTTCCTCCAACACCACGATCTGGTGGTTGATATTCCTAGGTCGGCGGGTGCCGTTCTTTATGTGTCGCTGATCACCGGCGACGAGCTCGTCCTCTCAGACAGGTTCTCGATCGTCGAGCACGACGCGACCTCTTAGCTACGAATGCCGAGCGGGTCGGGCTTGGCAGCGAGCGACGCCAGGACCGACTTGAAACCCGTCTGTCCCGGATTGGTGTCCCAGCCGGGATCGATGCCCTTGTCGATCAGCCGCGTTTCGCCCGTGACCTTGTTGGTCCAGGGCACGAGGTTCTCGGCCGGCGGCTGGAATTTCAGGCCGGGGATCGTCTTGAGGTCGGCCTCGGCGAGGCTTTGCACCGTGCAATGGCAATGCCAGCCGTTCGGCGGGAAATGCGTCTTCCACCAGGGATGGTCGATCGGCAGCGTGGTGTTGTGCCAGAGATGATGCTCCGGGCGTGGGTCGAGCTGGTTCTCGAGGTGGACATAGCGGAGATACGGCCGGCTCTGCCGGTTGCGCTGGAAATTGTCCCAATGTCCGGCGGCATAGGCCGTCCGCATGTTGGCGTCGAGGATCAACTGCAGGCGGCTCGGCGAGCCGAGCTGGGCCAGCTGTGGAAGGCCCGTCGATGGATTGACGACCGGCTTGCGGCCCCACCAACCCTTCTCCTGCAGGATCGGCGTGAGCTGGTCAGCGAACTGCTTGTAGGTCAGGCCGTTCGCCAGCGCCGCCTGTAGGGCGGCGAAGATGTCCTCGAGCACGTCGAAGCCGGCCGACTTGGCGACCGTGAACATGGTGCCGTGCAACTCGCCATAGATCTCCTGCCAGTTGAAACTGGGGGCGAGCTGCGCTCCTCGAGCGCCGAGCGCGGCGATCGCGACGCGCGGCTGTACCGGCTTGAGGTCGATCGCCATCAGGTCAGGCTTTCGTCCGTCTCGCCAGCGAGCTGGCCCTGGAAGGCCGAGCGCGCCAGCATGTCGACGAAGGCGGTCACGCCCATGCTTTCCGCCCGCCGCTTCAGGATGGCCTTCGCCTCGTCGATCGTGGTGGCGACGGCGAGCTCGTCGGCGAGGCCGTCGACCACCGGCGAAACCAGCGGCTCCCACCCCGAGCCGGCCAGCATGGCGCGGACCGCGCTGTCGATGGCGTCACCCTTCGTCCGGCCGGCAACCGAGGCGGCGTTGGCGTCCTCGCCCTGCTGTGTATCGTCATTTGCCGCGGGGTCCATCGGCAGCGCCGGCGCAGGCGACGCGGGCGCCGTCAGGAGCGCCTCGCCATCGACCGGCGGCCGCACGCCGACCTTCGCCTGCATTTCGGCGATGGTGACTGGCAGGCCGAACGGGATGAGCTTGACGACATTGTCGACAAGGGCGGCGACGTCCTCTTCCTCCGGCCGCCCGATCTTGATCTTCGGAAAGCCCTTGCGGGCGCGCTGGGCGAAGTTCAGGAGCACAAGCGGCTGGACGAGCTGGTCGTTAAGGGTATCGGCGAGTTGCTCGGCGTCGCTGTCGACGATGTCCTCGCGCACCAGGTCATGGACCTTGCTCGCCGCGTAACCGCCGCCCTTGATCACGTCCGTCGTGCCGGTCTGCCCGACGACAATCTTTGAGCACTGCTGGTCGAGGTAGCTCAGCCTGGTGTTGAACAGCTCGGTATTGCCGGAAATGCTCGCCGCGGTGATATCGACTTCCATGCTGGACGGGATGATGCCGGCAAAATCGACCGCGATATTCCTGACCGCTTCCATGAGAGCGGCCTTATCGTCTGGCGATGCGTCCGGGCCGTATTTGCCGACGCGGATCGGCTGGCCATAGGCCTCGCAGAAGATCGCCCAATCCTTCGCCGTGAAGGCCTGGAACAGATAGAGCCATGCGACCTGGCGGGCGATGCCACCTCGGACCGTGAGGCCCGACTTCGCCTTGGCGCGATGGACGATCCATCCCCAGGGCTTGAGGTCGAGCCGGCCGGCCTGGTCGATGAGCAGGATGCGCTCCGGATCGATACGGTCGAACTCGAAGAACCGCGGATCGCGATATTTGATCGCCTTGGGCAGCCACGCCGATACGGCCGTATCCCAGATGAGTTCGCTTGCCGAAAAGCCCTTGCCGAGCGCATCGAGCATGTCCATCCGCGCGCCACGGAACGCAGCGCTTTCGACGACCTGGCGGACGAGATCGGCCTCACGCTTGTCCTGGGGATCGTCGCTCGCCGGATCGACGGAGATCTCGAGTCCCATGACGGCGCGCTTCCGGGTCGAAAGCGTCGACGCATATTGCGGGTACCGCTCCTCCATGTCCTCGGCCAGGGCGAGGTAGAGCTCGGGATAGCCGTCGATCGAGGTTCGCAGGATGTTGGCCAACCGGTCCGGCGTGAGGCCGGCGGCCGGATTCGGCGCATAAGGGTTGCGGAAAAAGCTCGAGGTTGGGGGCGCCTGCTCGACCTTCAATGCGGCTTTTTCGATCGGGCGGCCGTACTGGTCAACGAGGCCCTGGAAGGTGGGTGCCATCAAAGCGCTCCTGTCCTGCGGCGCAGCGAGCCCATGCGAAAGTCGGCGGGCTCACCGAAAAGCGGACGGCCAAGCCGGTCCAGGCCATACCGCTCGGCAAAGCGATTGGGCGGCAGCTCGACCGGCGCATAGCCATATTCGTGCCATTGCAGCCGCGAGGCGAAATGGGCGAGCGCCAGGGCAACGGCGAAGTCACCGTGGCGCTTCTTCTGCTGCTCGCCGGTGCGGACGTCGGGAATGGACGGCACGCCGCGAACCACTTTTACCAGGCGCAGATCCGCAAGGTGCTCGGCGTCCCTTGCCAGGGCGATCGCCCCATCCTCGAACGCCACCTTCAACGGCGGCATGTTTTCCGAGTACCACCGCGTCGAGAAATGCACCGGCCAGATCAGGCCGGGATCGTCGTCCTTCTCATGCAGCCCGAATTCCCGGCCCATGTCCTCGGCGACGGTCCAGCCCATGCCGGTCGCATCGAACGCAGCGCCGACCAACCGAGGCGTGGCCTTGAGGATGGTCCGGACGATGGTCTTCTGTTCGTCGCCCGGCACGCGGCGCATTTCGACCGTGAGGGCCGATCGCCGGCCGAGCGTCTTCTCGATCGCCAGCAGCTCGCCGATCGACAGGTCGGCAACGCGGGCGAAGTCGAAGCCGAAGGCGTGGAGCTCGCGCGGATCGAGACGGCCGAGGGCCGCCTCGAGCTCTTCCATGAACGGCGCGAGCAGCTGGGCGCGGTCGAGCGGCGGCCGATGCAGGAAGTCCGGCGGAAGATCGAGCCGAAGGACGGGCGCCTCTTCGGGGTCGAGCGTCATCCGAGCTTCGATCAGAGGCGCTGTCAGCCAGGCGCCGCTGCCGGCGGTCGGGACGCAGAAGAGCTCCTCGTCGGCGCCATCGCCATAGAGGCGGATGATCTCGTCGCGCCACGCCGCCTCGGCCTCCGGCGACCATTCCTGCCCGGACACCAGGCAAATGCGCTTGTACAGCCCGTCCAGGAGAGCCTGGTCGAAGTCGATCTTAAGGTGGCTGAAGTCGGAACGGCCGCCGAGGATGTCCTGGATCTGGACGTTGAACTCGTTTTCGGTGCCGTTGTGGGTCGAACAGACGATGACCTGGCCGCCCCACATGAGGAAAGCCAGAGCGGCCTTTAAAAGCTCCTTTAAGGAGTCGACGAACGCGGCCTCGTCGATGATCACGACGCCTTGCTTACCGCGTAGCGAGCGCGGCGCCGAGCTCAGCCCGATGACCTCGAACCCCGACGCGAAGCGGATGCGGAATGTCTGGATGGCGCGCTCGCCCTCGCCGTCGCTGTCATCGAACATGAACTCGTCGACCGCTATGGCGGCCGAGGCGAAGGCGCGCGCCCACATCGCAACGGCGTCGATGAACTCGCGCGTCATCTCCTGGCTGTAGGAGATATACATGACGTCCATGCCGCCGGCCTCGCGCGCCGAGCCGGCCTTGAGCGCGGCGTAGGACGCGAGCCCCCATGTGAGCCCGATGCGTCGCGACTTCTCGATGAAGAGCACACGGACCGGCGAAACGAGGGCCGTTCCGGAGAGCAGCGTGACGGCTTCGGACTGATACGGCAGAAGCGCGTCGGGCAAGCCGATGACGTCTTCGAGGATTGCGGCCTCGGAGGCGCGGCGGATTTCCGCCCATTGCGCCTGGGTGAGCTGCGCCGTCACGCGCTTTCCCTCCAGCCATAGGCGGCGAGGGCTTCCGTGAGGCAGGCCTGCCAGGCGCGTTGATAGAGGGCGGCCTGCGCCATGAACGGCGACAGCCGATATTCAAGCCGCGCCTGGCGCAGGGTGCGCCTATAGACCCTCGGGACGAAGCGCCAGCAGGCGCGGCAGAGCCCCCAGGGCGGCATAAACTCGCCGGCGATCGTGCTGATCACCGGCTGGGCGAGGTCGGCGCCACAGCATTCGCAGCCGATCATCTGGCGACACCGAGGATTTTCGCCTTGATCTCGTCGACGGTGTCGGCGGTGAGGCCCTTGCTTCGCGCGACCTGGTCGACGGCCTTTTCGACGCCGGTGGCGAACTCCTTCTGGACCTTCTGGCGTCGGACGGTCGAAACGCCCTGGGCTTGCGCCGCGGCGCGCAGCGCATTGGCAAGGTCGACCGCACCCTTGGGATCGATGCCGTGCTCTCCGGCGGCCGTCAGCACCTCAAAGACCAGCGTCTTGATCGCCTCCGCCGCGATCAGCGTCAGGTCATCGGATGCCTGGGCATCGAAGCGGGCGGCGATGCTCTTGGCGATCTCGCGCGTCTCCTCGAGACGGCGCGTCATGAAGGCGAGCTTGATCGAGTACCGGTTGAATGCCGCCCGGCTGGGGATGGCGAACTCGAGCTCGCCATGGTGTTCGGCCTGCAACTGCTGGAGCTTGGCGAAAAACTCCTCATAGATCTCCTGCTGGGTCCGCTCGCGATCCTTCAGCTGATCGGTCGCCCAAGCGATGATCTCGTCGCATTCAGGCGGCAGCCGCTCGAGCCCGGTAAGGGGTCCCCGACCTTTGACCATGATCAGACGTCCAGGCCGGGGCGCTGGACGCCTTCGAGCACGCGGCGCCGCTCGACGTGATCGAGCCCGGCCTGAGTGAGCGTGGCGATTACCGCAGTCCCGGCCTCGCGCGTGGTGACCGCGCCGACCTCGCGGGCGAGCCAGGCAAGCTGGTTGCGGAGATAGTCCTTCGTCCGGTAGTGGCCGAAGTTCTCCAGCGTCGCCAGGAGCATGGCGTCGTTGAGCGACGAATTCACCTCTTCAGCGAGCGCCCGAAGGATGATGAGCCGCACATTGGCATCGGCGAACTGGGCGTAGTTGGCGTTCATTTAACCTTGGCCTGCTCGAGGAGAAATTCTTCGACGCGGCGCGCCGTTCGGTCGACACCCTCGACCTTCTGGCCGATGACGTTGAGGTTGCCGCTGAGCTCGGACACCGTGAGCTCGAGCCGATGCACGCTCTCCTTGTCCGGCAATTGCTTAATCATCGACTCGGTGACCGACATCCGCTCCTTCAGCGTATCGAGAGAGCCGTCCACGATCTTGAAGTCGGCCTCCACCGCTTCGAACTTCGTTCCGACATCCTTGCAGAAACTGCCGAATTCCTCGTCGCGGAATTTTGCGAAGGCGTCGGCATTACGTCGGCTCGGCGCCTGGACGATCGCCCAAACCGCCGAGGCCAGCGCGATCAGCGAGACTGCAAGGCTAACCCAATGCGATAGCAGGTCCATCAGAGTTCGCCCCTTTCCACGAAGCTCGCGCAGACGACGCAACGCTTGGCGTTGGGCATGGCCACCCGCCGCGCAAGAGGGATGTCGACGCCGCAGTCGATGCAGGAGGCCTCGCCTTCGCCCCGCAGCGCAGCCTGCGAGCGAGCTATCGAGCCCTGACGCTCGGCTTCAGCGAGCTTGTCTGCGAGGTCGAAATCAGGGCTGCCATAAGTCATGCGAGAGGGGGGTCTTGTCCGAACGAGAAAGTTCGGTCCAATATGCGTGCGCGATAGGCGTGGTCACCCCTGACAGCTGTCAGGGGTGACGCCTAAAACAGGTTGCCCTGGGGGCTGTCGTCGTCGCTCCGATGCCGAGCTCGCCGCCGCCACACCGTGCGTTCATGGACGCCCATCGCCTTCGCCTGCCCGGTAGCGGAAAGGCCGGAGCGCAGGACGTCGTGCCATCGCCGGGCGGCTTGTGCGGACGCGGCCATGGGGATCAGCAACATGCCGCCGTTGAAGCGCCCCTCGGGCGATAAATGGCGATAATGCGCGCAGATCTTGTCTGCGGCCTCCTGGCCGAGGAGCTTCACCAGCCAATGGCCACTCCGCGCGTGCGCCGGGATAAAGATCGTGAGGCCACCTTTTTCGCGAGCGAGCTCCCACGCTGCGTCGGCACCGGCGACCTCGGCAATCTCCGCGATGATGGCGGGAAGCTCAGGATGGGCCGTCATCCGACATTCCGAACGAAGAAGCGCGGCGACGCCGTTACGACCGTGACGATCGGCAAGCCCGAATTCAGGACGCCATTATCCCGCAGGATGAGACGCACCTTGCCCAGCTGCACGGCGGTCGCGCCGAGCTCGGCGCCGGCGATGGCTCTGGCCGCCAGGTGGGCGCGCATGGCATCGATATCGATGCCCTGGTCGCGCTCGAGCCATCGGATGACAGCGTGGTCGGTGACTTCTACGACGACGTCGCGAGCTTTCATCTGTGCCACCACGGCAATGTCGGCTCGTCATCGCCCTGAGGCGCGGCGACGCGCTCGGCCGCGAGACGGAGCTCGCGGGCGGTGATCTCGGCTAGCCACCGCTCCAGCTCGCCGCGGGCGGCCGCACGCGGGCCCATGCGCGCAAGCCTGCCGGTCAGGTCGGCGCGAAGGCGATGGACATAGACGAGCTCGCTAAGCATCGGCGCGCGCCTTTCGCCGCCGCTGGGCCTCGCCGCGGCTGGCCATGAGCTCGTCATAGGGCTGCCAGTACCGGTCCTGCATCACAGGCGGGAAGTGGACCGTGGGAATATCGCCATGGCCCGCGAATTCCGCGGCCATGCTGGGCTTGTGCCAGATGAACCATGCATAAGCCGTGGCGGAGCTCGCCTCGGGATCGTATGCGCCCTCGATCATCGGCACCCGTTCGGCGAAGGGGCAGATCATCGAGCAGCGCATCGGCGCGTGCGGCGCGAAGAAGTCGTAGTAGCGCTTCCCGCCCTCCTGCCAGCTTAGCCGCATCAGCAGCGCCACGCCTTGACGGGCGATCGCCAGGCCGCGGCGAACAAAGGTGTCGGCCAGCACGAAAGGCGGATTGGTGATCACCCAGTCCACCGGGAGCGGCGCCTGCTCGGGACCACAGAGCGAGAAATCGAGATTGCGAGCGTCGCCGAAGCCCCAGTCGAAGACATCGCTGGAGAAGACCTGGTGGAAGGCGGGCGCGATGGCGATCGCGCAATGGCCGGCGCCGCATGCCGGCTCCCAGGCATTCCCGCCGGCGTCAAAGCGCGGGCGCAACACCTCGCACATCAGCGCCCGCGCCGCCCAAGGGGGCGTCGGGAAGAAATTCAGGGATGAGGCGGTGCCCGCTCTGCGGGTGGCCATCACGGCGGTGCTGCTCACAGGCCCATCGCCCTTTCGATGGCCTGATCGCGGACTTTCTGCCAAAGCCGCTGATCCCGTTCCCAAAGGTCCT